AAAAAAGGAGGCCCGACATTCTCCCATGCGAACCAAAAAAACAAAGTCTCCGCCGCAGGGTTACAGCGTGAACGCGCTTTCGAAGCTAACCGGGCGAGACCGCAGGACGCTTGATAAAATTCTGGTCAACGTTCCGCCGTTGCGGGTGAAAGGGAAAACCAAGCGCTACGCGCTCGACGCGGTTCAGGCGGCGTTGGCGGCGAAGCCTGACAAGTCGCTGCGAGACGAGAAGCTGACCGAGGAAGTTCGTAAACTCCGGATTCGAAATGATCGCGATGACGGAAGGCTGATCTCCGTGGACGACGTAAAGCGACGCGAGTCATCCATTCTGGCGAAGGTGGACGCCATCATTGAACAGAAGCTATCCAACGAATACCCGAGCGCCGTGGCGGGGCTCGACGTTCCGCAAGCCCGCGTCTATGGCAAACGATTGGGCGATCAGATTCGCGGCATGTTCCAAGACCTCGCAACCAACTGGTGAGATGACCACCGCCCGCGAGCGCATCGCGCAAAACTTCAGCGCCTCCATCAAGCCGCGAGATCGACGGTTCATTCGCGAATGGGCGCGCGACATGGTGACGCTCGTCGAGCCGCTCACCAAGACCGGGCCGTTTGATTCCACCATCTCGCGACACCTGGAAGGACCGCTCGACGCACTCGACGACGACCACTGCCGCGAGGTGAACGTTCGCGCCCCGGTGCGTTCCGGCAAGACGCTGATCGCCGACGTGTGGCTGTGCTCCATCATCGGGCGAACGCCGGGCGCGACACGCTGGGTATTTCAGGACGACACCGCCGCCAAGGACCAAGCCGAGCTTCGCACCTGGAAAATCATCGAGGCCAACCCATGGCTCTCAGACATGCTGCCCGACGACCGGCACAAGGCGCGCGCGCAACAGATCATCTTTCCTGGAATGCCGCTGCACATCAGCGGGCCGTCCCTCGCCCAGCTTCAGAGCCGGGGCTATCAGAACATCATCGCCGACGAAGCGTGGCTCTATAAGCCGGGCCGCATGGAAGAACTGCGCGGACGCCTCGGAGACTACGTGAAGATGGGCACCGACAAGCTGCTCGTGATGTCGCAGGGCGGAGAAGTCGGCGGCGATTGGGACGAACAATGTCAGCGCGGAATCCTGCATGAGTGGGAGATTCAATGTCTGAAATGCTCGCGCTACATGCTGCCGGATCGGTGGACGTTGAAACGCGACGACGGCACGCGCTGGGGAATGCTGTGGGACAAGCACAAGACCGACGGCGGCCTGTGGGACATTCCGAAAGTTTTGCCGAGCATCCGCTTTGAATGCGCGCACTGCGGACACCCGCACATCGACGGCGTGCGCACCAAGAGCGAATGGAATCGCACCGGACGCTTCGCCGTGGAAGAGACCGACAAAAGCCGGAAGCGCCGCACCTACCATTGGACATCCGTGATCGACTACCCGTGGGATGCGCTGGTCGAACTTTACTTGCAGGCCGTGAACGCGTGGCGCATGGGCAACCCGCTGCCGCTGATCCAATTCTTCCAAAAGCGAACCGCCGAGATGAAGTCCGAGAACTCGCTGATCGAAGAGATGAGCTTCGGCATCCGCGCGACCTACGAAGTGAACAGCACCTGGCCGGATGAAGCCGTCCGCCTGATGACCATCGACCGGCAGGATGAGGACGTTTACTGGTGGTCGATCCGTGCATGGGCCTTGGACGGGAGATCACGCCGCATCGGATTCGGGAAAGCCTACGGCGCGACGGAACTCGAACAGATTCGCGACACCAACAAGGTCCAGCCAAACCACACCTTGATCGATTCCGGGTTCAAGCCCAAGGGCGATCACGGCGTGTATTCCATCTGCATCCGATACGGTTGGGTACCGCTCAAAGGCATGGCGCAGGAAAACGGGCTGGAAAAATTCTTCTGGCATAAGACCAAGAAAGGCCGCGTGCAACGCACCTACTCAGAGCCTGTGATGTGCGATCCGGAGATGGGCACCGGCGATCAAGGATCGCGCCAGGTGGAGCGCATCGATTTCAGCTCGCCGACCTACGCCGACCGCGTGCAGAACATGATCGATCTCGGGCTGTGGGAAGAGCCGAAGATCGAGAAGCCCGACGCACTCGAAGTGCAATATCGCAAACAGATGGCAGCGGAGTACAAGAAACGGATCGTGATCGGCAAGCTGGGCAAGGAACGCACCGTATGGGTCTGCCCAAGCGGAAACAACCACGCTTTTGACCTCGCAAAGATGCAGGCACTCGGCGCGACCATCCTTGAAATTTTACCCGACGAACTCACCAACGAAGCAGCATGACCACCACCACCAAACCACTCAGCCCGCGCCAGACCGAAGTGATGCGGGAAATCTGCCATGGCAAGATCGGCAAGGAGATCGCGAACGAAATGGGCGTGAGCTGCCGCACCGTCGAGACCCACATTCAACTGGCCAAGCGCGCCTTGGGAGCCCGCAACATTGTGCAGGCCGCAGTCATCTTCTCCGCTCTTCACCCCGCCTGATCCATTGACTCCCCGCCCATTTGCGAATGGGCATGACGGCGAACTACCTGGCGCGGCATCTCTCGGTTGAAGAACTTGAGAAGATGATGCTCGCCGTGTTGCGTGAGCACACGGGCGGAAAGAGCGTAGTCGAGTGGCAGATGGGCGACAGCGCCGCCAAGAAAGTCCAATGGATGCAGCTCCCGCCCAGCGTCCGAATGCAGGACATCGGGCAGGCGTTAAGCATCAAAGATCCGGACACCTACCCGCCGGACGAACACATCCCGATCACCCAGACCCGCGTGATCTTCACCTGACGCCATGGCCTCCGCACCACTCACCTTCCTCGAAAAGAAATGGGCCGCCGGCTACGGGAACAGCAACAGCCTCGTCACCGCCGCCACGCAGACCAGCGACCGCAAACAGATTCCGATGCTGGACCGCGACACCCACCGCAGCATCACACCTTACGGCCGGCGCACCCTGATGACCCTTGGCCGCTGGCTCTATTGGAACGTCTCCGCCGTGCGCGGAACCATCCGCGAGATGGTGAACCTCACCGCGCAAAAGTGGACGCCACAATTTGAGGGTGAAGATCAGGCCTGGGGCACGCAGATCGAGAACTGGCTGTATGAGCACGACAAGATTTGCGACGTGCGCGGCTGGCCGTTCAATATGGCCGCGTATCGGCGGAACCTGCTGAAAGGCGTGCTGCTTGATGGAGATGTCGGAACCATCCTCGTCAAGACCGCTACCGGCTACCCGATGATCCAGGTGATTCCGGCGCACCGCATCGGCTCCGGCTTTGCTGATCAAGTGGTGAAAGGCGGGCCGTTCGACGGAGCGCGCATCATCGATGGCGTGATCCTAGACGACACCGGACGATCCGTAGCCTATCGCGTATGGGGCGAGAACGGCGAGAACAGCAGCGGCACCTTCACCGACGTTCCCGCGCGCGACATGTTCCTGAGCTTCCACATCGAGACACCGGACCAGATCCGTGGCATCTCGAATCTCGGGGCGAGCTGCTTCGACTGGCAGGATGTCAGCGACGCGCGCCGGTTCGAACTCATCGCGCAAAAGCTGATCGCCTCCATCGGCATCATCGAGACCAACGAAACCGGGGAAGCCGACAAGACCAAGAAACTGCTCTCGCGCACCTCCACGAATTTCGACGACACCAGCAACGCGACCAAGACGCACCTGTCCACCACCGCCACCGAGACCGTGGACGGCGTAAGCATCCGGTATCACCGGGCCAACAGCGGTTCGAAGATCGAAGCCTTCAGCGGAGATCGTCCCACCTCGAATCAACAGGCGTTCCGGGATGACGTGATCCGCGAGGCGTTGCACGGCATGGGCTGGAGCTTTGATTTCAGTTACAACCCCACGAAGATCGGCGGCGCACCCATGCGCGTCGTCGTGGACCGCATCAACCGGCAGATCGAAACCATGCGCGAAGAAATCGTGGACCCGGCGCAGATGCGGATCAACGGCTACCGGATCGCCAGTGTCATGGACAACCCGGAACGCACCGACAAGAAGGTCGTGCTATTTCCGTTCAATGCGGACTGGTGGAAGTGGAACAGCCAGGGCCAGGCGAAAGTCACGGCGGACGCGAAATATCAAAGTGCGGTGGACATCGAAGAGCGCCGATCCGGATTGAAGACCCTCGCCAAGAGCGCGGCAGAGAGAGGCGAATACTGGAAAGACGTTCGCACGCAGAACCAGACCGAGGCCAACGACCTGTTAGAACGCGCCGGCCAGCTTGCCAAACAACACGGCATCGCCATCGAACTTGCGATCAGTCTGCTGGAAAAGATGGACGCCAACCCGATTCAAGCCGCGCAACCGCCGGAGCCGAACCGATCACCATTCCAGAACCCGGACGACGCAGAAGACCCAACCGATCCCGCTGAACAGCCATGAACCTTCCCCACATCATCAGCAAGGTCACGCGGCAGCCGTGGGTCATCACCGCCGAGAAACACCGGGCGATCATGGACGTGCTCGATGCGCGCATCGCCGGAGACTTCAAGGCCATGGGCTACGCGGACGACGACGGGCCGGAAGACGACGGTGACCGCGATCAATACCGTGAATTCCAAACCGCCACCGGAACCATCGCCGTAATCCCGGTTCACGGAATTCTGGGAAAACACCTTTCCTCCATGGAAATGGCTTGCGGGGGTTGCAGCCTGGACACACTACAAAGCCAACTAAAGACAGCGCTGGCCAGCCCAAGAATTTCAAAAGTCCTGCTCGACGTGAACAGCCCCGGAGGCACCGTCACAGGAACACCCGAGACCGCGCGCTTGATCGCCGCCGTCAACGCCGTGAAACCCGTCTGGGCATTTACCGATGCGGACTGCTGCTCCGGCGCGATGTGGCTGGCCAGCCAGTGCGCGCGCGTTTACAGCACGGAAAGCGCGGAGATGGGAAGCGTCGGTGTGAGGATGGTGTTGCTCGACTACACCCGGCAGCTTGAAGAGGAAGGCGTGAAAATAAACGCCATCAGCTCCGGCAAATACAAGCTCATGGGCGCGAGCTTCAAGCCGCTGGCCGATGACGAGCGCGAGATGTTGCAGGCCGAGAGCGATCGCATCCACGCACAATTTCAGGAAGCCGTGAACGCCGTGCGACCTGTGGGAAACCAACATCTTCAAGGCCAGATTTACCGGGGCGAAGAAGCCGCCGGAATCGGGCTCACCGATGGCGTGGCGGAAGACATTGACGAAGTCCTTTCGATGTTCACCCGTTGACTCGCGGTCCATCAGTAGAATGGCATTCAAATTTTTCAACATCGGAAAGGCGAACGCGGAAATCGACCGGCTCGAAACGCAGGTTGCCGAACTCACCAGGGAGAACTCCACGCTCCGTGAAAACGCACCCGAGATTGAAGCCGCTGCTGAAACGCTGCGCGGCGATCTGCAAAAAGCTGTCGCCCGCGCTGAAAAAGCCGAGGGCGAAGCTGCGGCAGCCGCAACCCGTCTTTCGGAAGTGACCGCCGCGAAGGACAAGGCGGAAGCAGAGGCGAAGACCTCCGCTGAAAAGCTGGCGAACCCCTCCGAGATCATCAAGACCACCGCCAGCGCGCAGGCCGCCGCGATTGTGGCCAGCGTCGGGCATTCCCCGCTCGCGCTCGCGCCGTCCACCATGGACCCGAAGAAAATGACGCGTTCCGAATTCGCAAAAATGTCACCCCGCGAGCAGTCAGCCTTCGCGCAGAACGGCGGACGCATCACCGATTAAAAAACTAAACCAATATGGCCAACACACTCACCAACCTCATTCCCGCAGCCTATCGCGCGCTCAACGTTGTCAGCCGCGAGCTGGTCGGGTTCATTCCGTCCGTCCAGCTTGATCCGTCGGCGGACACCATCGCCCAAAACCAATCGATCTACATTCCTGCCGCACCGGTTAACGCGGCCGGAAAAGACATCACGGCGGCGATGAGCATTCCGACCATCGCCAACCAGACGATCGCGACCACCAGCCACACGCTGACCAAGGCGCGGGCGTTCCCGTTCTCGTGGTCTGGCGAGGAAGTTCTCTCCGTCAACCAGGGACCGGGCTACCTGTCCATTCAGGAACAGCAGATCGCGCAGGCCATCCGCGCAGCCGTCAACGAAATCGAGGTGGACGTTGCCACGGCAGCCAAGAACGGCGCGAGCCGGGCCTTTGGTGCCACCGCCGGCACCGCTCCGATTCTCTCGGACTGGGCGCAGGCCAAGAAGATTCTCGACGACAACGGCGCTCCGATGTCGGATCGTTCGTCCGTCTTCAACACCACGGCGGGCGTGGCCCTTCGCAGCACATCGAACCTCTACAAGGTCAACGAAGCGGGCGAGGCAGGGCTCTTGCGCCAGGGTTCGCTGGGCTACCTATACGGGTTCAACCTGCGCGAATCCGCGCAGGTGCAGACCACGACCGCCGGCGCGATGACCGGGCTGTTGGTGAACGGAGCGCTGGCCATTGGGGCGACCGCCATTGTGGCTGATACTGGCACGGTCAACACCACGGGTATTGTTGCGGGCGACATCATCACGATCGCTGGCGACACGAACAAATACGTCGTTCAAACCGGACTTGTTGCAGCTTCAGGCACCGTCACCATCGCGGCACCGGGTCTGCGTCAGGCTGCCGCAGACAACGCCGCGATCACCGTCTTTGCCACCTCCGCTCGGAACACGGCCTTCAGCCGTAACGCCATCATGCTTTCCACGCGCCTCCCGGCATCCACGCCGGAAGACATGGCCACCGATCGCCAGGTCATCACCGACCCGAACAGCGGAATCAGTTTCGAGCTCGCCATGTATCCCGGCTATCGCATGGTTCATTACGAAGTCGGCATCTGCTGGGGCGTCACCGTCATCAAGCCAGAGCACCTCGCGATCATCGTGGGTTAATTTCTAAACGCACCTCCCACCTCGCCCCGCCGCTCTGGTTCACGCCGGGGCGGCGGTTTTATTTTATGACCGATTTTCTGAACGAAGTCGCCGCAGACTGCGCGGAAGCCGAGGCGGATCTCGGGTTGCCCGTCATGGTGTGGAACGATGGCACCCAAAACGTCAGCGCCACCGTCGCCGCCACCCTCACCAAGCGCGGCGCGGTGCTCGTCATTGGCGGGAAGGAGGTCGAGATCGCGCTCACCCTGCGCGCGCGCTGGACCGGGACCAACGCGGCCGGGGTGGAGTGGGAATTCACCGAGGCCGTGAAACCCAAGGCCGGAGAACGTGTGACCTACAAGGGCCGTCCGTATCGCATCGCGCAAGTGAGCGACGCCCACGGGGCATTCCTGGAAATCGACGTGATCGACGTGAACAAATGAAGTCAATCCACGCCAGCCGGTTTAAGCTTCAGCAGTCGGGGAGAGCGGAAGCGGTCATAGCAGGAACCGGCCGCGCGCAACATCACGCCCTCGCCGCCCTCCTTGGTGATGCTGGAGAAAAGTTCGAGCAAGTGTTCAAGACCACGGCAAACCGCCTGTGGCGCCACGGAAGCGAAAGCGGGCAAGGAAACCGAGCGAAGAAAAGCGGTGCGTTCCTCAAACCGACCGGGAGCCGAGGGGGCATCGAACACCATCAAGCGCAGTTCCGACCAGTCCGAGCACTTCACCGACCGTTGCATCTCGTTGAACCGCCCGCGCCCCAGCCAAAGTTCGCCGTCAAGCGCATGGGCGGGAAGCGCCGCGCGCCAGGCAGCCGGAGCAGGAAGGGTATTGCCGTCACGCGTCACCAGCTCGGAACCCGTCCACATCACGCGCCAGCCGTCATATTTCTCGGACAGCCACCAGCCCGCCGGGGAAACCACGGCGTTGTAACGTTTGGCCAGCATGAACATGGACAAACCATCGTCCCAAACCGCGCCCGGAGCGATTACAAAAGATGAGTGGAATCCAAATCGACACCCGCCAGTTCAAGGAAGCGATCCGGTTCGTTCACCAGAACACCAGGAAAGACCTGGCCGAGATCCTGAACCAACGCGCGTTCAACGTGGCGGCGCGCGCCATTGACGACATGAAGCCGGCACCCGGATCCGAACAAGGCACGCGGGGAAGGATCAAAGCCTACATGGACACGCCGCTTGGCGCACCCAAGCTGCGGGTCATTCAGTCAGGAAAACGCCGGGGACAACTTACGCGGAAGGGCCGGAAGCAAGATCGGCTCACCCGCAAGAACCTGATAGTGCAGGCCCGCCGGGCCAAGGCCGGGCTGACCGGACTTTACGGCATGGCCATGCGGATGGAAGCCGGGGAACTCAGCCGTCGGGCGCAAGTCGGAGTTGGCTTCCTGAAATCCCCATTCCTGCCGATCATCAAGGGGCTTCATGCGTTGGTGAAATACAAGCGCGTCAGAACCGCGTGGGGCCGGATCAGCGTGTGGCCGGGGTCCAAGGGATACGGAAAGATCACGCCAGCCAAAGCGGGGTTCAATGTCTTTGTCGAAATGCTGATGCGATGGCAGGTGCCCGGCGCACCGACCAAGGTACAGCGCATGGTGTTGCCACATCTTCAAGCGGCCTTTGACGCAGAGGCGCGCGAGATGGTCCGCCACACCACCGAGAAACTCCAACAGACCGCCAACAAAGTAAACGCCAAGTGGCGCCGCAGCACATTTCCATGATCCATGACTCCTGCCCCATGCCTCCTGACCCCTGACCCCTGACTCCTGACATGAGCGCCAACAACATCACCCAGAAAGTTCAGAAAGCGGCCAAGGCATACCTCGACAGCGAAGATCTCAGCTTCATCACCGATGAAGAGACGCAGATCGTCTGCGGCATCTCACGCGGGGAAATGAACCTGACGCAAGTGATCTGCCAGTGCAAAAGCGCCGAGGCGGAAGTGCCGTGGGAAGGCAACTGGTCGGCGAGCCTGCGCGTCGAGATCCGCAGCCAGGCCGATGACGACGACCAGGAAGGCACCGCGCACTTTGCCAACGCCGGGGAAGTCTTCGAAAAGTTTATGGTCAGCATCACGGACGGCCGCGCGGCCTTGAGCAGCCAGGCCATCGGCTTCACCTGCCAGCAGCTTTTGCCCGTCAGCCAGGGATGGGAAATCGAAGGCGGCTCATGGGTCAGCTTCCTTGAGCTGCGCATGGAATGCGCCGGCACATACTTCGACGTGAGCTGACCACCCGTTGACTCCCGCGCCATCAGTGAACGAACTCGACCACCATCGAAACAACGCACTGAACTTTTATGGCCATAGAAATCCAGCAGGGAAAAGCGAAAATATTCGGACTTGGCGCTGCTGACCTGGTATTGGGTGCCGCCAGCGTGGCGGTGGAACAGACCATCACCGGATCAGACCTGAACTTTGAATCCAAGATCATCGAAATCGAAAACCAATACGGGAACACCGAAACGCTGATCTCGTCCAACCCGACGTTGACCCTTTCGATCAACTTCATGCCGACGGCGGCAACCAGGACACTGGCCATCACGGAAGCGCAAAAGTTTACCGCGATGACGCATTTGGTAAAGGTGGTGACCAGCGCGTTTGACGTGGATCTGTTCAACGGAAAATGGAACCTGATGGGCCTGCAAATCAGGGGCGCTAACACCGAGGCGATGACGTTCGTGTTGAGCCTGAAGGCATGGGTTGATTCCACGACCACGCGCGACGCGCTCACCGCCGGAGTCGTGGCGGGTTAAACACTGTAAAAGAGCGCAGAAAAAATGACCGTAGAACAAGCAGAGAGACTAATAAAAGTCGCTGAACAAAACCGGTTACTACTGCGATTCATACACTGGACGCTTTGTATCCTTATCGGGGTTTTGCTGGCGTCTTAACAGGTAGAAAAAAAACACTATGAAGGAACGCGAATGGGCACACGCCGCGTTCCCGGAGGCGATCACGGTCCTGCGCCTGCGGTTGCGGCCGTATTCCTGCGGGCACGAGATCACGCTTTGCCAGGTCGAAAGCCCGTTCCTCACCGGCCAGCGCGAGCCGACCATCACCGATCTCATGCTCGCCGCGCTCATCTGCTCCCAAACCTTCACCGACGGTCAAAAGCTGTTGCGCGATCCAAAGGCCGGCGGATGGCAGGTAAGCCTATGGCGCTGGCTGGCGTTGAGAAATCCGAACCAATACGCCGAAGAAATCCGCTTCACCGACTACCTCACCCGAGGAACGTGGAGCCCGCCCACCGTGCGGAATAACGAACCGGGCATGACCTATCGCGAACTCAAGGCGCCGAGGACATGGAGGCTCATTCCGTTCCTCTGCCGCAACCTGGGGCTTACCGAAGCGGAGGCGCTGGACTTCCCGCTCGCGCGCGCGCACGCCTACTTCGCGGCGGAAGCCGACCGGGAGAACACCATGGACCTGGCCAGTGAAGAAGGAGACCACACCACCGAAGGCCGGTTGCTGGCGCATCTGAAGGATTTGGAAGCCCGCGCCGCGAAAGGAGAACCGGTATGGGACTTCTAAGCATCATCGGCAGACTCGTTCTGGACGGCTCCGGGTTTGATGCCACGCTGAAGAACGCGGACAAAAAGGCGTCTCAATTCGCGGGCAGCATGACCAAGAAACTGGTCGGAGCCGCCGCCGGATTCGCGGGATTCAGCGCGCTCAAGCAGATGGGGATGGCCGCAATTGAGCGGACGGTTGAGATCGAGAAGCTGGCGAAATCGCTCAACGTCACCACCGACCAGGTGCAACTGTTGGAAGCCGAGGCAAAGAAGACCGGAATTCCATTCAACGATCTGGTCAAGGACGCCACGGCGCTGGAATCCACGCTCAAGCGGCTGGAAGGAGGCGATGTCATTTTCAGCGAAAAGACCGTGCGCAACCTCGGCATGGTTGCGGAGTTCATGCAGAACTTCAAAGATGCGGTCGGCGAACGCGTCGGCGGAATAATCGGAGGGATTGCCGGAGTTGGCGCAGGGATGGCGATGTCGCCAGAGATGCAGGCGATGCAGGAAATCATTTTGGAACGCAAGCGCAAGAGGGCGATGGACGCGCAAGACGCGGCGGCGCGCGAGAAGGAAGAGGAAAAAATCCTCAAGATCCACGATGAAGCAAAAGGCATCGAGGAGAAGACGGCGGACGAAGGAAAGAGCAAGGCCGAGCATCTCAACAACCTGATCGAGAAACGCCGGAAGATGCTGGACGAAATCGCCCGCATTCCCCACGAGCCCGGCAGCGAAGGCGAAGCCAACGACCGGTTGCGCGTCGCCATAATAAACTATCTGATCGCGGGCCTGCAACGCGACGGAGGAACCGCGACCACCAAATCGAAAACATTCGCGCCAATGTCCGACAGCCTGACCAGCGTGGGCAACTTCCTCGGGGCGAACCCGAACGCAGAAACGCGGTCACAACTCAGCGAGGCCAACCAGACCTTGAAGAGCATGGATCGTAAACTGTCCGAGCTGAAAACCGGAGGATCGAACTTCCCACTATGAGCAGCGTCGCCGGAAATCAAAGCGCGGTTCTAGTGCGCACCTCGCGCGGGACCGACAAGCAAAGCGGGCCGTTCCTGCAAAAGACCTGGGAAGGCACCGAGAACGCGTGCATTGGATCGGCGGCAGAAATCATCGGGTCGGACTACTACATCATCGAGCCGGTCGGAGGCGGGAAATTCAGCCTGACCGCGCGCTGGAGCACCAACACCGGCGAGGAAGGAATGCCGGAACCACCGGTGCGGGAAGAGCGGTTGCGGTTCAACGAAGTGCAGAAAAGCATTTACAGCAGCCCGGCCTTTTCCAGCCTGACAACCAGTCAAATCAACGCCGTGCGCTCGGCGGTGGAAAGCTCGGACGGAGCGGCATTCAGCGTTCCACTCCAGCAAACGCTCTACGATCTGATCATCGTCGGGATCGACAGCTACCAGGTGTATCAGCCCACCGTCATCGTCACGGACACTGCCGGATCGGGCTACAACTGGGACATCGGATTCGAGAACTACGGATACACCTTCGACACCGCCAACATGATCGCCGACGCCGCGCTGACCAGCGGCTGGAAATCAAACCTTCCCGCCGAAACGTCATCCGATTCCGCGTTCGTTTATGGCTGGCTGAAGAAACCGCCGGAGATCGTGACCGTGGCCGGGAACAAGACCCAGCTCGTGCAGGAATACATTTACGGCTACTGGGCCGTCGCCGTGCTGCCAGCCGCATCGTAACCCATGCAACCACCCGATGAGATGCGTGACCAGGGCCGGCAGGCCGGATGGATGAACAAGCTGCTCGCCTTCGCGCGGAGCTGTCAGGTGGTGGAAGGCATCGGCTACCGGATCAACCGCAGCCATCGCGGGACATCGCTGGAGATCCTGCCGGGAAAGGGAGGAGGTTCAACCGGGACGCCGTCTTGGAAGGGCGAATGGCAGTATTGGGAGGACGCCGATCAATTGGAGCCGGGAGAATCGCCAAGACCGAGACGCTATTCCGAAGGCGACATGGTGATCCGAGGTGGCGAGCAGGTGCTGGACGACGCGGGGAATCCTCTGATTCTCGCGGGAGACGTTTGCGGAACTTGGATTGCGCGCCGGGCGATGGAGCTGGGGGAGGCTCCCGGAGTTCCGACCGCTGCGGAAACGGCGGCGAACGTTTTTGATTGGGATTTGGTGGCACGCTTCGCGACGCCGACTTTCGTGACAAAACGCGGCACGAAAAAGATCACGCTTGGAACAACGGCTTCGGATGCTTCCATCTACGTGGCCGACTCCGCATTGAGTGGATCGATCAACATCTCGCTGACGGCGGCCCAAGGAAAGACGATCAGCCTTCGCGAGTTGCGGGTCTGCCAAAACGGAGTGTTCCGAAAGATGATCGTGCTCGGTTCTGAACTCTTTGACTGATGCCCGATCCATGCGACGAGACGGCGTGTTGCTCCGGTGCAAACGACATCGGCGGGATCGTGATTGACGAATGCGGATCGGCGAAGTGCTCGATTGAAGGAGTGCCTAGATTTTACCACCATCAGTTCACTCGCGATCCGAACTGCGCTTACTTTCGGTACGTTTACGCCACGCTTCGAGAGACGACGATTTACGAACTGTCCGGCAACAGCGCGGACCCTGAAGATTACTGTTACCGGGAGCCGGGTGAGATTTCACAATGGGGATTCACGGACACGACGACGACGGCAGATCCGTATTGCGTCCCAATGTCCACGACACGGGAAGAGTTCGGAGACCAGCTTCAAAACAACTGCGCCAACCTGACGTTTGATGGGCCGGAAGTGTTGGAACAGGAAGACATCGGGACGACCTTCTGGTATCGCGCTTATTCTCACACAGCATCGGGCGGGCTGGTCACCTTCAGGCGGATCATCGTGCTAGAACTGGACGGAGAGATTGACCTTGAGTCGATCTTGATCGGATGCGCTCTTGAGAATGGTTTCGATAAACGATTCAGGCTCGGCTGCGGTGGCGTTCCAGAACTCATCTCTCGTGAGCCGGTCGGGACAATCGAACTGAACGGAATCAGCGTGAGTGCCGGGACAAGCATCAGCGGACTTGCGACGCGGCCTTACAAGATCATCGAAACGACAATCACCGGCCATTGTCCGACGACCTCAACGGACGAGTGCGAATCATTTCCCGTGCGCGAAGGCGAGGGAGTGTCTCAAGTGGATTGCGTGACGCTCACGCCAGCCGTCGGAACCTCCGTCAGCCTTCAATCTGGTTCGTGCTGATGAAGTCCTCCGTCATCGTAAACGGCAGGTTGATTGGGCGCGCAGCCTTGGCCGCACTACGATTCGCCGCGTCTGGGTTTGAAAAGGTGTCGGAAAGCGTTCACATGGATCGCTCTGTTCAGTGCGCCCTTTGCCCGCGATGGAACGCGAGGCAGGGAATGTGCATGGAGTGCGGATGCCGGGCCGTCAAACTTTGGATGGCTTCAGAATCGTGTCCGCTTGGAAAGTGGTGATCGAATTGACTCCGCAGCCATTGGTGAATGGCGCTCCTGAGTCTGAATTTTGATGTCCAAGCTGGGCAGTTGGTTTTCTCCGAGACCAACCCCACGCCGTTCACCCTGCCGGCGCTCCACCAGGAAGACGGCCCCACCATCGAATTCCGCGCGCTCAAACGCATCCGTCAGAACGCAACGCCATTCTTTGAGCGCATCAACTTCAGCGGGTATGATCTCCTAATCAGCGTCGGCACCGCCGGCAGCATTCTGGCTAGCGCCACGAGCTGGACCGCCAGCGACAGCAACGACCTGTTGACCGGCCGGCTGGACCTGAACACCGCCGGCATCACCGCGCTCGCGGACGGAGCGGAGTGCATCTTCGAAATCCGGCTCTTTGACGGGACCGGATACTACCGGGGCCAGCAGGTGTGCCGGGTCAAGAAAAGCGTGGCGCTCACCGCGTCCCTGCAACCCGTCGTCAACGACATCGCGCTCGGCAAACGCGAGGCGAGCCGCACCTACATTCCCCAATACCGGAGCACCGGATTCACCATGCTTGACGAGGCCACTGGTGAAGAGATGGTCGTGCGCCTTTTCAACGGAACCTTCCAAGCCTCGCCCATGACATGAACTTCCTCCGCACCATCCTCATCCTGATCGTGGTTTCGGTCTGCCTGCCGGGCCGCGCCGCCGACCGAATCACCGCCACCATCGCCGTCACCAACGCGCCGCTCGGGAACACCAACACGCTCACGATCAACGGCAACGTCCGCACCTTCACAAACAGCGTCACCGCATCGCCGGGAACCTTGGTGCAACAGACCAACTCCGTGCCATGGAGCGCGACGAACCTGATCAACCAGCTCACCGACTACCGCGTCAGCCAGTTCCATTTTCTCGGGCAAAGCGCATCGAACAACGTCCGCATCACCGGCACCGTGGGGGAAGCCTTGACCGTAAGCCTGGCGGGCCTGTGGGGAACGATTACTTACAGTACGCAGAACGTGACGATTGCGAACGTCGTCCGCGTCCCGATGTCCGTGGAGTTCGACACCAACCGCGCTTGGATTGCCAGCCTCTTGGTTACAGGGCTGTCGGACTATTCGACCAACAGTATCGCGACAAATGCGGTGGCGACCTCCAACTACATCACCAAGGGCGCGAGCCCGATCCAGAACATCACTTCCCCGCTAAACGTGCTCGGTGCGCTCAGGTCAATTCTCGGTCTTTACGCCACCAACGGATTCACCTACGCGCTGACGAACATAAACCCTGTTCTGAGCAACGCCGTTGTGTTCGGTGGACTGCGGTCGGAAGGAAGCGGCGGAAACTCGCTTCAGGTCGGGAGCAATGCCGTCGCGTCTGGAAGTCAAACGTTGGCAGTGGGCAACGGCGCTCTTGCATCGGGCGCCAGATCCATCGCCATCGGGACCGGATCGATCTCCACCAACACCGACACGCTCGCGATTGGTTACGGTGCTCGCGCCGCGACCAACGATACGGTTGCAATCGGAAACGGTGCGCTTGCCTATGGTTCAGCGGGCACAGCAATCGGGAGAGGCGCGGAAGCGGCGCTCGGTGCAGTCTCTGTCGGAGAGGAAGCAATCGGATCTGGCGTTCAAAGTGTGACCATCGGAAACGCAGCAAGCGCAGCATACGACCGGAGCGTTGCGATTGGCTATGCCGCCACCTCGCTTTATTCAAACAGCGTCGCGCTTGGTCAGAATTCAGTAACCAGTTCAACCAATCAGGTGAGGCTGGGCACTTCCTTAGAAACGGTTTCAATCCCTGGAATGCTGGAGGTAACCGGCACGATCACCAACATCGTTTCCACTGGCACGAATCGAATCGGAGGACAGCTTGTCTTTGTTCCGACCAGCAATACTGGACTGGCAAACGGCTACAACGCAGGCGTGGCCATCGGTTCGACCTATGTGAAGTTCAGCGGACCAAGCGCGGCCTACACCAACGCCGGATTTTCTGCGGCCAACAAGATGGATGGACGGATGCACTTCTGCCAGTTCGACAACCCTGGCTTGAGCATGACGTTCCTGCACGATTCCGGGCTCGATGCCGGCAACAGCACGAACCGGATCTACACCGGAACCGGCGCACTGCTCAACTCCACCAACCGGGTCGTACACGTCATCCTATCCTACGATGACAGCGTGACCGCCTGGAGGATTTGGTCATTCCGATGAAACCTGCACCATTCAACCTGCACCTTGCCACACTGGCGCTCCTGCTGACCGCATTCGCAACGCCGGCTGCGGACGTGACCTTCAACCTTGCCGACTTCACCACCACCGTCGTCACGAACCGGCCGGTGAAGATTGAGCCCAAGAGCGCGCCGAAAGCGTGGCCGACGAACCTGATCGTGTCCCGCGATTCGCTCATCCGTTACAGCGACACCAACGGCACGTTTACGATCACCAACATGGTGGCGGGGACTTATGCTTGCGAGCTTCTCGGTCCTTACGCTCGCACGGCTTTCCGAATCTACGTGGACGACACAAACACGACCTTGAACGCCTCCGATCTGCTGATCAGTGCGACCGACACCGGCATTGATACCGAGGACGGAATACCCATCGACCTGGAATGAACTCCCGAAAAATCACCGCGCTTTTAATCATCGCATTCTCGTTGCTGCTCATCGCCGGAACGAAAGTTTCACAGATGCGCCGAACGACCACCGTGGCGAGCAACGATCTCTTCAGCGTCGTGCGCATCACGGACGGGCGGAAGACCAACTTCAGCATTGAAGCCAGGCATGTCGCGACCGGGCTTGGCCCGTGGATCACGAATAGCGGAAGCGGAAGCGGCGGCGTTAGTTCAACTAACGCAAATCAGTTCGGAGAGAGCACGATTTTGACGCTTAAGAGTGGCGGGCTTCAAACGAACGGCTTTTTTTACGCGGCAACGTCTGGAAGCCATCCGCTTTCCCTGAATGCTGCATCCGGCCAAAGCGTTGACCTGTTTCGCATCAATGATTCAACCGGAGTTAGAAGGTTTGGGGTTAATTACGAAGGCGTGCTTTACGGAGATGCAGGAGGCGCTCCCAGGCTTGCCAGCACGTCCACGGCCGGCGACGTGTGGACCGCGAGCGACACCACCGGAATCGGATCGTTCACCGCGCCCGCTCAACAGACAAACACGAGCGTGGTGCGTCAAACGCAACTGACGACCGCCAGTAACGCACTCGTCACAATCCTGACGAGCTACGACACGACGACGAGTAACGGCCTTTATTCGTTGATCCTCGGCGGCGGAATCACGGCGAACACCGCAACGAACATCGCGCAATACTTCGCGACGAACTCCGCAATCATCACCAGCAACCAGTTGGTCTCCACGCTCGCGCCAAAAGCATCCCCGACATTTACCGGCGCCGTGACCATCAGCAGCGGCACTGCCAACGAGATCGTTGCCTTCGATGCCTCGAAGGTGCTCGTGCCGGTCACGGGCGTTTCAGCCACCGAGGCGGGTTACCTTGACGGCGTGACCAGCCTGATTCAAAGCCAGCTCGACACGAAGCCATCGACCACCGTGTTAAATACATCCTCAAACGCGATTGTTTCCATGCTCGTCGCCAACGACACCACAACATCGAATGCGCTACATTCAGCATACATCGTAGCGGACTCGATTTTGTCATCCGCGTTCCTATTCGCGGACACGACGACCAGCAACGGAATAATCGGTCTCTTTCCAACATTAGGAACGAACAACCCCGTCACTCTCTCCGCAGGAACGCTGACGCTCATCAGTTCGCAGACGGCGCGTTACTACACCAACAGCGCGGGCTCGTTTCCGTTCACCTTCAGCGGCACGCCGAACGCCTCCAGCCGTGTCTCGCTGGCCGTAAGCAACACCAGCGCGAGCACGATCTACGTCACCAACAGCAGCGGCATTTACGATCCGCGTGATGCCGCCTTTGTGACCACGCTCGCCATTCCGGCGCAGTCGCAATCGACATTCCATTTCCGCCGCAACGCAACGAGCGGCTGGGAACTGGAAGGCGTGATCGAGAAGCCGCTCGGACTGGCGGCGGGCATCAACACCACGCTATCGACCAACAGCGGCAACGTCAGCGTCGTCGGCGCGTTAAGCTTCAGCACAAACGGAAGTTCGTGGATCAGCGCAACGCAGTTGGTGGCGCGCTCAGGTATCGTAATCAGCAATGACGCAGCGGGAACGGTTTCGTTTCATGTCGCGGCCAGCGGAGGCGGCAGCACTACCAACGTTCCTCCGGTGGTTCTGGCCATCAATGGCGGAACGGGAACTACCAACGTCGTGATCGATATGTGGCAGCTCGCGCAGATGTCCACAAACTCCGTTCAAATCACGCTCACCGCCAACGCCGGGATCATCGTGACCAACGTCATCGCCGGGAAGGAACTGGCGCTCGACATCATCCAGGACTCGACCGGAAACCGGACCATTGCCGCCAGCTCGGTCGGCGGCGCTCCGCTGCGGTTCGGTTCAGATATTACCGGGTTCGGTCTCAGCACAAACGGAACCTACAAAGACCATGTGAAGCTGCGTGGAGTTGGGACCAATGCGCATGTGGTCGGAATGATCAGGGGGTATGCGCCGTGAAGCATTTAACGCGCGCCTTGCTGATCGTTTTTAATGTGGTAAGCGCAACTATGGCTTTCGACAGGGGGTCATTGATCTTGGGACTTATCAATTGCGCCGCTGCTGGTCTTCTTCTGGTTATATCGATGTTAAAGCACTCCGGCGTTACCCCATTGCTTTTGATTGGATGCCTGATTTTTGCATCCACTAATCCGTCTCGCGCCGCCGTGGGCGATCTGATCGGGCTGGAAGTTGAAACCAACGGCTGGGTTCTGCGCGCCACAATCGCGGGACTGAACACCAACGGGATGTTTTACAACGGATTCCTCACCAACGGCACGCCGAGCACCACGAACAAGCTCACGCTGCACGTTGCGGGAACAGGCTACAACTCTGCACTCTCTCAAGTGGCAGTTGGCCGAATCCTTTACGCTACAAAACATCTTCGCTTCCCTTATCCGCTGGAGCAAACCAATGATTTCAACGCACAGGGTTCGGACGTGGTGATTCGGGTGGCAATGACTGAATACGTCTGCGCCGGAGACACCGTGACAGCGACCGCGCTGGCCGGATATTTCGCGAGCACGAACGGAACAGGGACGAACGCTAATGCCTTCACCGCGCAGACCGTGACGAACTCCTCCACGCTGACGAGCCCGACACCGTTCGGTAAATGGGCCGTAGTCCCCATGCAGCAGATCACGAACTCCACCATGCGCGTGAAGTCGTCCGACTGGCATTGGGCTGCACGCGATGGCAAGCCGGTGGCAGCGGTGAAATACACGGCGAACGACGAGCACTCAAACACCAACACCGTAACGGTCACTTCGTTGACATGGGATGCTGCGTTGCGAGCGGCGGTCTATGTGGCGGACCTCAACATCAGCACCTTTACCAACGGAGACAAGATCGCGATCAATCGCACCGTCTATCCGTGGATTGGGACGAACCTTTTCCAGACCACGAACGGAGCGCACGTCACCAGCCCTTACTACACGCTTACCAATCTCGCGGACCATCAGCGGCGCTATGGAAACTCTTATGCGCTGGTGGATGCGGCGAACGGTTCAAGCTCAGGCGTCGCAGTGAGTCACACGAACTGGAATCCGTCCGCTGTTCCCGCTCCATTCCAAACCATCGATCAGGCTCTCGCCGCGTGCCGACTCAGCAACTCAATTTGGTTTGCGCATTCGGATGTTGGCGGGGCCATCGTGGTCCTGACGAATGGAAGTTACACCTTCACGGGCGGCGGAAGCAGCTACGGCACGAATGCGAGAACGATGTCCACCATCACCCGGCATCCCAGCGCATCACGCGCATTGACGATCATCGGGAACCAAAGTGGGAATGGTGACGCGGGCTATTGGGTGCGCATCAACGGCATCAACAACACTAACAACTCGTCGCTCAACTACTGGTGTGCGGGCGGGTTCACTTGGTGGGACGACTGCCTGATTAACGCGCTCTGCAACGGGCTGGCCTTTCAATACGGAGAATATGCGCAGTATGTGACGAGCTGCACCATCAGCAACAACCCTCAAGGGTGGCGAGGCTACTCCACACGAAGCGCACCCACGCCGCTGTTTGCTGGGAACGATGTCGGGATTCAGCAGGGCGGAGACGCCTATTGCATGATAGGGAATGTCTTTTTCGATCAGCGAGACTCTCAATGGGGTGACACGCACAGCAGCTCCCCGGACCCTAATGCCGTCGGTGGAATATTTTACAACAACAACACGTATCGCGGGAACGCTTCGGCCAGCGCGTTTGATCTTCACCAAACCAATCTGACTGGCTACGCGATGGTTGGAAATGTCCATGAGGCGACGAACAATTCGGGCATCGTTTGGACGGTTTACGCAGACGGAATCACCAACACCGCCACTCAGATTTTGCTCTGGCAGAACACGATTCTTGGCCAGCGGCTGAACTACAATTACAACGACTCGCAGGTGACGGCGGTTAACCGGACCTTCTTTTCTCTCAGCGGAAATTTCATCGACGACTACAACATCAAGAGCGACACATTTAATTCTGCTCCGGCGCCATCTGGAAATCGAATTGGAAACTGGGCCTCGTTGTTTGGCGTGATGCAGAACAACAACGCGAAAGCCGAGACGACCGGAATAGGGGCCGCTGGTTTCCTGAACACCACCATCTCGGGGTTTGAAGGACTCTACACGACCTTCAGCATTGGAGACACCAACTGGCCCGCCTTTCGCAATCGTCTGGCGTTCGACGGTGTAGGTGCTCGGCTTGGAACGGGTGACTACAAGCTGCGGCAGACTTCGCCGATGTTTGGAATCAGCGGCCAGCGGCTCATCAGCCACGATCTGATCGGAATACCTCGCGGGCTCTACGACCCGCCGGGCGCTCACGCGACAGGCAACCCAAAAGCGGGAGGTTTCTTTTGAGGTTCATTGCGCTGTTATTCCTGTCCGCTCAGTTGGCTGGAGCCGCCACTTACTATGTGGACTTCGCTGGCGGAAGTGATGCGGCGGCTGGCACCTCCACTGGCACGGCTTGGAAGCATTGCCGAGGAGATGCGAACGCGACCGGCACCGCAGGCACAGGAAGTCTCGCCGCTGGCGACACGGTGAACTTCAAAGGTGGAGTGCGTTACTACGGACTCATCTATACCTATGCCGGAACACTTGGTAGCCAGCTCACTTATCAAGGTGACGCAGCGGCCCACGGGTGGGGGACAGGAAAGGCGATTATAGATGGCAGCGCGGCTCTCAGCATGACGGTTTGCTCGGCCAATGGGACCAATGCCGGGCAGGTTCCAAACGCGAACTTTGCGAACATCTACTACGCGACGAAGCCAAGCTCCAACGACTGGCGAAGCCCCATCATCGAGAACGATGTGCTCCTCGACATGGCGACAACCTCGACCGGCAATCCGTCTGGGTTCTTCATTGCAAACACCGATTACTTCACGGCCATCATCAGCGGTATCACTGCGACTGCCTGCACGGATGCGGCGGCGTTCAATCAGTCGGATGAATACCACTGGATCGGGGCGCGAATCATGTATCACGTCTCCGGGGCCATTGGAGGGAACCAGATTACCGGATTCAATCCATCCACCGACACGGTTTCCTACTCCAGCAACGGGATTCCCTATCTCGATTCCAACTGGGACGGAAAGTACCATTACCAGATCGCGAACAGTCCACGCCTCATCACGCGGGCTGGACAGTATGCGATTGACGATCTGCGGAACCTCATCTTCGTTTGGCCGCTTGCGGATGCGGCGGCGGTTCGGATTGGCCAGCTCATCGGCGCGTTTGAAATCGGCGGAAACAGCTACGTGACCATCGACGGCTTCGTGACAACGGGCCAATACGGGACAAGCTACACCACGGGCCGCGCCATTCGCAGCTCGAACTCGACCGCAGTGAACGGAGTTGTGATTGCAAATTGCGATCTCAAAAACGCGGGCGATGGGGAATCTACACAGTCAAGCGGCACGACGTATCTTCGCGGAGCGGGGACGACCCTTAGCTATACTTCAAACTGCACCTACAACTTCCTGCACGGACGGGGAGCACACATCACTGGCGTATTGACTGCGGTGAAGGACTGCTATTTCGAGAACGTGGACGGGACGGCGGTCTATACGCAGAACTATTCCACTGAGGAGAATACGGACGGAGAGTTCAGCGGGAACACGATCACTAACTGCTACGGGGTTCACATGAACGGGCTGACGGTTTACGGAGGGTCGGGCGGGGCTTATTATGCCAAGCGGTGGAAGGTTCAACGCAACAAGGTTTACGGCTTCGTCCAGCGACAAGGGCCGGGTGGTATCACGGCGCAAGGGTTCTGGGATTTGGAGATCAGCGGCAACCTCATCGAAGCGGATCAAGGAATCCCGATTGACGACCCCGCCGCTGGTTCAACCTACGTTCGCATCTTCAACAACACCGTCGTCGTGCCGGGAGACACGCAAGGCAGCGCATCGGCGGGCTGGATTCGGGTCTATAATCTGACAAACAACACGCTGCTCGATTTCCGCAACAACATCTGTCACGGGCTCGTCATCGGCGACACTGACAGCAGCGGGCCGATTAGCTGGCCGCGAGTGGCGCACAGTTACAACGTATTCACCGGGCTTAGTCCGTCGCAGACCGCACCGAACGGATGGGCCATCGCGGGCACTGAATCAACTACAACGCGGTCGGCGGCGTTCACATTGGCCAGCTCGCGAGACTACACGCCGAAAGCAGGCGGGCCGTTGCTCAACGTGGGGACTAATCTTTCCAGCTTCTTCACGCTGGCGTTGAACGGAACGACTTGGGCCGAGCCGTGGGATGTGGGCGCGTATGAAGGCGCGAGTGTCCAAAACAACACCCCGCGCACCCAGTCATTGCGCATCGAATTTCGACCACGATGAGACTAGCGATCATAATCGTTTCGGGGTGCATGTTGAAGGTTGCAGGTTGGTCACAGCCAATGCCTCGCGCTGTGAAGTTCGCCTGGGATGCGCCGCTAACGCTAACGGACGCCATTGGCTACGAGCTGCAATGGGGGCCGCAACAGACCGCCCAGCTTCCGCTGCACATTACGGAATTCACGGTGGACAATTTCCCGCTGGCCTTCAGTAAGCCCGTCACGGTGCGCACGCTGGGCAATGGCACGAACTCTGAGCCGGTGGAGATTCGCATCTTCAATGTGATCGCGAACTTTGAGGAGGATACCGGCAGCGGCTGGGCCGTGGTGGAGACGGCGCAGGTGACGCGTGAGGTAAAATCAAACGCGATGATTCGCGTCAGACTTGAAGGAAATTTACAGTGACAACTAACAAAAGCGAAAGGGAAACAGGGGACATGAGCGAATCAGAGCTGAATGAGAAAACGAAACTGCCGCTCGGCCTTGTCGTGGCCTGCATCGGCGCGTTCCTTGGCGGCGCTCTCTGGATAAATAACTCGCTGAACAAAATCGACAACCGGCTCGCTGCAATGGAAGCACGGGTTTCTGACCGATGGACCGAAAGCGACATGCGCATCTGGACAATGCAGTTGAGGATGGACAACCCGAATCTCAAGATTCCAGAAAGGGTGAAATGAACGAACAAACTGAAATTACCGACAAGACGACCATCACCCGCAGCGAGCCAAGCGCGGTGGGAAACGTGTCCATCAGGGCATGGCTGGCAGTCCTCATCACAATCACAATCTGCGCGAACTGGACCGCGAACATGGTCATGGCAAGTCTTGGTGTCACGTCCACAAACATCACCATTCCTGAGCCGCTTTACTCGGCGTTTATGATGGTGCTTGGGATGTATTTCACGCAGGCAACCAGGAACAAAACGTAACAAGAGAACATCAAATATGAAAACACTCCGAACTATCTGCCTCGTGCTCGTCACGCTGGCAGTTATCAAAGTCACGACGCGCGCTGCGTCGATTCTCGATTCAATCACGGCGGCGCCGGTGGCGGCGCTGACTTATCCGGACCTCACGGGCTCGCCGACGTTCTCATCGGGCGTGGATCTCGGGGTGGGGATCAACAAGTTCGTTTCCATTCACGCCACGGCGATGGCGAGCGAGGCGGAGGACTGGGGCGGCAGCGTGATTGACGAGTCCGAGCTGTATGGCAAGGCGACGTTCGCAAAGTTCGCCAAGGAAACCTTCACGCTCTACGGCAAGGGTGGAGCGGTGCGCGATTGGGGTGAAGACCTCTGGGGCTTCGGCGTGGGTGCGGGCGTGGAGCTGCGTCTGGGCAAGCGCGTGAGCCTGGCCGGGGATTACACGATCCGCGCATGGTTCGATGATCGCGAGAAAGACGGGCAGGTGCGGGCGTTGCTGAACTTCAAGTTTTAAGCCGTCACTCTTAGCGAATTTCATTAATATTGTTACACTCGGCCCCGCTATTGCGGAAGCCGAGTTTTCTTTTGTCCGTAAACGACTTACAAACAATCGCAAAAAATGCAAAATAATTATGGACACATCGCAAATTGTGCGAGACTATCAATGGCAACGAAATGAAATTCTACGACATCATCAAAACCAAACGCCAGAAACTCGGCATGACTCAAGCACAGATGGCGACCGCAATCGGTGTCTCGCCGCGAACGCTGTGGGACTGGGAGGCCGGTCAAGAGCCGGACGAACTCAAGAAGGTTGGAGTGTTGGCGCTTTTGAAAAAGTTGAAGAAATGAAAAAACCAAACTCAAAAAGATGCCGCGAGCTAATGCGGTATTGGGCGCTGAAATGGCGCACGTCGAGACTGGATTTCGATCTCGGGACCGCCGTGGCGTTGCGCAACTCGGTGGAGGTTTGGAGGATGCAGGAATGAGCGAGTTGAAGAAAATCATACGAGACGAGGCCGGTCGGAGGCTGGAGGCGAGCCGGAAAGGAATCGGAGCGCGGGCGGCGTGGGAGGCGCACGAAATGACCAATGCCCAATGTTCAATGACCAATGACCAAGGCTCGATGTCCAGGGCGGAATTCGAGCGGCAGGAGGATGAGCGCCGGGATATATGCAGCCGCGTGGGGCTTTGCCTGTGTTGCGGGGAGCGCAAGCGAATTCCGACGCATTGGCATGTGTGCTTGGAATGCCATCAGGGATTGGAGTCGGAGCGGTGAGCGGGATTCGTAAAACGTGAAACGTGAAACGTAAAACGGAATGAAACTCCACGTTACATTGAACGGTCAGCCGGCGGAGCTGGAATTATCGGCGGAGGCGATTGCGGCGGTGCGCGGCGCGGCGGCGGGGGAGACGGTGATCGAGGGTTACAAGGGATTGTCGGTGGCGCTGGCGGGGGCGGGGATCAAGAAATCTCCGAAGACGCTGGAGCGTTGGTGCATGGCGGGGAAGCTGCCGCACACGCGGTTTTCGAGGAGGCCGAAGTTCGTGCTGTCGCAGGTAGTGCAACGAATCAAAGGAGAATGAATGACAACCATTTTGATCGGCGGATTGCTGGCGGCGGTGGTCGCAATCGTTGTTCTCAGCGCTGCCATGATCGCAAAAGAAAAGGACGACGAATGAACGATTTCGAGCATGACAAGGAGTTGCAGATTGCGCTGTTGAAGCATCATCCGGCGTTGAAGCATCAGGGCATTGATCCATTGTGGAGATGGATCGCGATCATCGGATGGATCACGGCGTTCGGGCTGATGGTGATCGCGGCGAGGGGGGAGGAAGTGACAGGGGAAAGGTTGAAAGTTGAAGGTAACCTGCAACCTGCAACCCGCAACCTGCAACCTGCAACCTGCAACCCGCAACCGAAGACTTTAATCACGGAACGATTCCTCGACGCATTGGAGGAAGTCGAGAGCGGCAGGGATGCCCGCGCTGTCGGGGACCACGGACGGTCCCTGGGCAGCTATCAATTTAAGGCGGTGGCCTGGGCCCAGGTGAATACCTTGCGCGCTGCGCGGGGGCTTGGGACGCGGTCTTATCTTTTCTACGCGACGCACCGGGTCACCGCCCGACTTTACGCTCGCGAGTATCTCGGGTGGCTCGAATCCCACATGACCCGCGCGCTGCACCGTTCACCTACCCGCCCCGAGCTTTATGCGGTGTGGAATCTCGGTCCTGCGGGATTCCGGGCGCGCGGTTTCGATTTGCGGAAGTGCCCGGCGCATGTGCGGAGGGCGGGGGAGAGGTTGAATTGAAGACAGACACGGATTGCACGGATGAACACGGATGAGAACCAATGAGCAATTGGGACATGATAATAACGATTTGCTTGATGCTGGCCGGCGCGATTGCCGGGGCGGCGATCATGGCAGTAACCACAACAGACCAACAAAGGAAACAACACATGGCAGACATCACCACGCTCCTCGCTTTGGCGAAGGAGAACAACGGACAGGCGAAGAAGATTCGCGCGGAAGTCTTCGGCATGAAGACGGCGCTGGATGGGCGGATCGCGGCGCTGGAGAAGCTGATCAGCGAACTGACGATCACGCCGGAACAGCTCGCGGCCCTGGAAGCGGAGTTGACAGGGGCAAAGGAAACGATTGCGGAGATCGATTCACTGAACCCGGACGCCACGGAACCGCAGGCTTAAACAAAAAACAAAAATCCCGGTGAGGTGCAGGAAACACTTCACCGGGACAATCAACCGAACGGAACGAAATATGAAATCAACCGGACCAAAGAACAAGGGCAAAGCGAAGGCATTGCCGAAGGACGCGCCGATAGTGAAAGCGAAAAGCGAGGCGGTGGGACTGCTGGTGGACGCGGCATTACGGGCGGCAATGCTCACGAAGACATTGCGCGAAGCCCACTCGGCGGCGTGCCATGAAAACGGATTGCTGGCCATGGTGTTGCTGGGTCGGCTGGAAAGCGCGTCGAGTCTGCAACGCAAGATCGAGAACGTCCGCAACTGCGTAAACACATGAGCAATTCAATCGAGCGGGAGCGGACGGGAGCGGGGGGGGACGAAGCTCAAAGCTCAAAGTTCAAAGCTCAAAGTTCAAAGCTCAAAGTTCAAAGCTCAAAGTTCAAAGCTAAAAGCTCAAAACGTGAAACGTAAAACGTAAAGGACGACATGCCAAGAAAACATAATGCAGCAACGGAATGCCTGCTCGCGGCGGCGCGGGTGCATGAGGTGGCGGGGACGCTGATCTTTGAACGGAAGGCGGACGCGCGCCAGATCGAAGCGGCCGTGGTGCAGTTGCAGAGGACGAGCGACACGCTCTTGAAGCTGCAAGCCTCGGAAAAGGCGGAGGCTTTGGAACAAGGAAAGGACGACAAACTATGAATCAATTCACGATCAACGGAGTGAACGGGGTGAAGGATCTGGTGGTGAGCATCGACGGGCCGGGGGTGTTCGTGGCCAGGGGGCCGAACGGGGCGGGGAAGTCGAACGCCATCGAGGCGATCAAGGCGGCAAACGGGGACAAGGACGCGAAGGCGGAGCCGTCCGACGGGTTCGCGAAGGGCGAGGTGCGCGGCGCAAGCGGAGAGGTGCTGATGGCGGTGGGGAACCGGCGGAAGCTGGCGGGCGATCTGCCATCGGTGCGGCTGGTGTCCACGGGCGCGATTGGGCGGCTGATCGATCCGCAGATCGCGGACAGCGAGACGGCGGCGAAGGCGCGCATCAAGGCGTTGCTGACTTTGATGCCGCTGCCGGCGGATGACGCGGCGCGGATGGGGCTGACGGCGAATGACGAGGAGCTTCAGCTCTGGATCAAGAGTGATCCATCGAAGGACGCGGCGGAGATGGCGGAGGCGGTGCGGAAGCGGGCGAACGAGCTGGCGAACGAGCTGGAGAAGCGCAGCGCAGAGGCGTCGGGCGAGGAGCTTTCGATGAACGCGCTGATCGAGGGTCTGGGGCAGTTGGATTTCGAGGCGGGCAATTTGAAGGTGCAGGAGACGATCCTTCAGCAGATGGCGAATGCGGCGTCAGTGAAGGCGGAGACGGCACAGGCGAGGTTGACGTTGGAGCGTCAGCAGGAAGAGGCAAGGAAGGCGATGGGCGAGAGGCCGGACATCGAGAAGGCGCAGGCGGATTTGGATGCGGCGAATCGATCTGTGTTTGAGGCGCAGGCCGCGTTGAAAGTGGCAGCGGCGATGTGGGAGGAAAAAGGCCGGGCGTTGAACGGGGCGAAGCGGGCACTGATGGTTTACGCGGCGCAAACCGAAATTCTGAGGCAAGAGATCAAAGGCGCCACGACGCAGGAGGCGATTGAAGCGGAGCAGGCGGCGGATGCACAGCGGGGCCGGGTGGAACGGGCGCGGAAGGTGGACCAGGCGAAGAGCTTCATGGCGTCGGCGATGGCGGCGAAGGAGCGTCGGGAGAAGTGCGCGGATCGTGCGGTGGTATTGCGCGGCATCGCGAAGGGGACGGCGACGGCCTTGGGAGAATTGCTGGCGCGGCGCGGGTTGCCGGGGCTTGGGATCACGGAGGGTCGGCTGGTGGTGTTGGACCCGGCGGCACCGGGCGGGATGAAGGATTTCGATTTGCGCCTGAGCTTCGGCGAGCGGGTGCGGGCGGCGCTGGGGATTGCTCTTGCCGGAATGACCAATGACCAAGGCCCAATGTCCAATGACAGAAGGCTGCCGGTGATGGCGTTGGAGCCGGGTTTCTGGCTGGCGCTGGATGACGGGCACAGGGCGGAGGTGAACCGGATCGCGAGGGAACGCGGGGTGTGCCTGATCACGGAGGAGCCGGGGGATGGAGAACTGAGAATTGAGAGGATGGCGTGAACGAAAAAGCTAACTGACGTATGCCCGCCACTGACTACCAAAACAAGAAAACCGTGAACTGGCATACGTTCACAGCAGCGCCTGGTTAGGCGCACCTGACCATTATGAGCATCCAAGACATCCAAAAAAGAATCGACGACATAAAAGCGAGCGTGGGCGACGACGAGAGCGCGCACGGAATGGAAGACGCGCTCAGACGCGACTTCATCGCCTACCTCGCAAGCGGCGGGGCGGAAGACACCCAGAGCAAAGCGGCGCTCGTGCTCACAACCGAGGGACTGAGCTTTGCGCGGTGGTGCGCCTAACGCCTAGCTATGGCACGGCGAAACAGGACTCCGATTGCAAGTGGCGGATTATCGCCGTTGCCATAAGCGTCTTGTTAGGCTTTTTTGGGATGGTATGGAATGAACAATAAGCGAAAGAATATGGAAATATACATAGTAAAAGAGTATGAAGCAATCGAGGGAGGCGGAGGTCACGAATCCATTATTGGGGCATGGTATGACAAGGAATCCGCCGAAAAATATGCCGCAAACCAGAACGGGGGGCGTTACATGCAGTGGGATGTTGAAGAGGTGGATGTCATGGATACTCAGCCTAACTCCAAAGCTCAGCCAATGCCGCGCTCTCCCTCAACTCCCGCAGACCTCAACGGCCCCGTGCGCGGCATTGGCTGTGGCGGTTTGTTAGGCTGTATTTGTCACCGCTGCATTCGCGAGAAGGACATACGAAACGAATGGGGTATGCCGATAAGCTCCTCGCAAATGATCGTGTGCCCCGAATGCGGAAACAAACGATGCCCGCACGCCAGCGACCATCGATTCGCCTGCACGAAATCAAACCAACCCGGACAGGCCGGTAGCGTCTATGCTTAACTCCTGAGATGAGCCACGAGTCCGCAGAACACTCTATGGAAACGATAACTCAAAAACCTACCGAGAACGGACAGCCGGGCTTGTTGCGCTCTGGCGATTTGTTCGGCGAGATTGTCCGCAAGCACAGCCTCGCAGTCGAATCACTGACGGAACAACAGCTCGCCGAAGTCATACGGCAAGCAATCGCATCCGGCGACATCGTGCGGAACGTGATGCACGACGGCTCCGCGCAGGCGATCACCTACATCCCGTATCGCGAAGTCTCGCGCCTACGGGACCAGTATCACGAACTGCTCTACGCAGTCGCCAGCAAGCACGACGGCGAGACGCGGCACGAGACGGCGCTGCGCTATATCCGCGAACGCGAGGAACGCACCGAAGGCCCGGCCTCTTCTTCGCCGAACGCTCCGCATGAGCGACCGCCGACATGAGACGCCCGAACTCGCCAGAAACGCTTGCCGGCGGTTCGCTCCATGCGGTGGTTGGGCGTCCGTCGAATTATGAAAATAGACGCTTGACAATGCGAGCTAGCACGCATAGAGTAGGCACGTATGAAACAACAAATCACTGCGGTCAAAATAACGGCGGGGCAATATCGCCTCGGAAACCTCGTAGTCGTCAAACATCCTCCGACGTTCGCGGGCACAACAACAACGTGGTGCAGGGCGGACAATCAAGGCGGCGGAATGCTCGGCTACTCGCTAGCGGAAGTGGTCGAACTGGCAAACAAGCCGATGTCGTATGCCTACGACCTCGCCAACGGCACGAAACTGCATCCCGCATCCAAATGAACAAGTGCCCCAAATGCGGCCACACATGGCCGGACACGAAGCGCGCCAGCGGTGGAAAAGCTCGCTGGCGCGGACTCACCAAAAAGCAACGCTCACAAGCTGCCAGCGAGGCGGCGAAAGCACGATGGGCAAGGACGCCCAACGTCGCCGATTCTCGAAATAACTCGGTGAGCAGCCCAACGACCAAGCTCAGCAACCACTGGCCGACAGTGACGAAGGACAACCAATGAACCAAAACGCATCGAACGTAAAGAGGACACCGGCTGTTGCGGTGCAGCGCGTGGTTAGGTGCGTCGAGGTTTCAAAAGAACTTCAAGACAATCTGGCCGTGATGAAAAGACTGATCGGAGACAAATGGGAAGCCAGCGCCGCCGAATACAAAACCATCGTGAGCAGAGTGATGATCGCTACCAACGACGACAACCCAATCTCCTGCGCGCTTCCGATGGCGAAAGAAATGTCCAGGCGAGGACACAGCCCGCTCATGCTGCTGGCCGTCGCAACTGAAATGAGCGAAGCACCTAACGCAGAGTCCAGCCGCCCCGCGCCGAAAATCTGAACGCTATGGAAACGAAAACGAGCAACGAAAATCAGGACGCTTGCGCGGGGTTGGCTGCGACGACGGGTTATGCCATTCGCGCCATGAATCCACGCGAGGGCGACAAAATCACACAGGGCTCGACCACAATAGAAGTGAAGTGGGTGGCGGACGGAACTGTAGCCTACGTGGTGCAAAACGAATCGCAAAAGCTAGACCGACAAGCCCCGCTCGAAGACTGGCCGAGGCTGATGCGAATAGCATTGGACAAGGGGGCAACATTCCATGCGGCATAACGATCCGGATCAGAGACCCGGCCAATGAAGACTCTCGATTGCAACCACGACGCGATGGCCGGGTTCTCTGCATCCGGTTGTTCTCCATCCGGTCGAACTCACCTCGACCTGTTCAGTGGAATCGGTGGCTTCGCGCTCGCCGCGCAAGCGGCGGGATACTCAACCATCGGCTTTTCTGAAATCGAACCCTATGCCTGCAAAATCCTCAAACGACACTGGCCCGACGTGCCCAACCACGGCGACATCCGAAATATCCGAAACGTGCGGGCCGACCTCATCACAGGCGGATTTCCTTGCCAGCCTTTCAGTCTCGCCGGGAAGCGACTCGGCGCGGCGGATGACCGTCACCTCTGGCCGGAAATGTGCCGAGTTATTGGCGAGGCGCGACCAACTTGGGTGCTTGGTGAGAATGTGCCTGGAATCATCGGTCTGGAACTCGACGGCGTGCTATCTGACTTGGAAGGTCTCGGCTACGCCGCGTGGCCGCTTGTTATTCCGGCTGTCGCCTGCGATGCCAGACACCGAAGAGACCGGCTTTGGGTTGTGGCCCACTCCCAATGTCTGTGGCGGCGGGAACCCGCCGCACATCCTGACGAAGCACAAGGGCCACTACATCCGACCAAGCGGGAAGAAGGCGCACCTCGGACTGGACCAAGCCGTGAAGCTGTGGCCGACGCCTCGGGCGAGCGAAAACGAAAACCGGCAGACGAAGCCAACTCCGTCGCAGATAGCGGGAACACATGGCAAGAGTCTGGCGGCGGAATGCGGTGGCGCCCTGAACCCGAACTGGGTCGAGTGGCTGATGGGATACCCAATCGGCCACACCGCCTCCGTGGACTTGGAAACGCCATCGTCCCGCAAGTCGCGGAAACGCTCCTGCGCATGATGGCGAGGATGGAGAACGATAAAATCCTGCCATGAATCCCGCGCCCTCCAGCTCCGCCTCGTCACCGACTCCCTCGCGGGAGTCATTGGCAGCGATGCCTTGTTGTCCGTCTTTTGTGTATTCCGCGCAGGGCTCACTATGGGGAGAAAAGGAGGTAGTCGGATTCGGGAATTATGCGTTCCGCGTCGTGGAAATCGGCAAGCCGGAAGCAAACGCCGTGATCATCGCAAACCACTACTCGAAAAAAACCGCCACCGATGCCCACACGCGCCTCTGCTATGCCGTGGAAATCGACGGGGAGAGAATGGGCGTGCTGCAATTCGGATACGCCATGAATCCCGCCAGTGGCTCGGCTGTGGTGGCAGAAACCGGGCTGAATGACTACCTGGAACTGAATCGGATGTGGCTCGATGACCGCGCCCCGCGCAACACCGAAAGCAAGGCGATAGCCTACTGCCTGCGGACGATCCGCCGCCGGATGCCAACCGTCGAATGGGTGATGAGCTTCGCGGATGAACGCTGCGGAAAGCTGGGCGTGGTCTATCAGGCCGCAAACTTCGGATACTACGGCGGACACGTCTCCACGTTCTGGGAAATCGACGGTGAAATGATCCACAATGCGATAGCCACGAACGGCAAGCGGAAACGCAAGGACTCGCTCGACATGGAAAAGGCGATCCGCCACGACCTACGGCAATTCCGATACATCTACTGGCTGCAAAAGCGGGCGCGGAAACGCTGCCTACTCACTGAGCAGCCATACCCCAAACATGCGTCAGAGGGCTCTGTGGAGAGCCGCCTCGTTACCAACGAGGAGGGGCAGGGTCAGATCCTGCCTGACGCTCCATTTTCTTCGGACAACGACCAAGCTCAGCGACCTGCCAAATGATCCAAAGCGATCCAATTGCCTCAATGCGTCGTGCCGGGCGAACCGCAGGTTCGCTGAAGCGCGTGGTTACACCGCGTCCGGACGATCCGGGATGGCTGGAGGACTGGCCAAGGCGAAACAAGGCCGGTGACGCAGTGGTGATGTGGGATGAACTTATCGCGTGCATGAACCTGCGGCATCAGCGGTGTAACGCAGAAGTCAGCGACCGGCGCGGAGCCGGTTCGCTGCACTGACGGGTTCTGCATTTATGACGAAAATTGACTATTACGAAGGACTGAACCGCGACTCGAAACTGACCGTGGAACTCGACGTGCCGACAGTCGCGAAAGAAATCTGCGCGATGAACTACGGCGCGCACCGGCTGCTCTCAGCGATGGTCCGCGAACTCCGAGCGAAGAACATGGAATACGTGAACTACCAACGCGAGAAGGACGCCGCATTGCCGGAAAATCGGCGGCTTAATCTGCCCGCTGAACGCGAACGGTCGCCGCTGGCCGACGCAATCGAAGCCGCACTAAACGCGGGGCACACCTACTAAATGCAGAACGGTGCGGATCAGCGACCGGGCCACACGAAAGGCTCGGATTGCAAGTGACGTGCGATGGCCCGGTTCGCTGCATCCGCTTGTTAGGGCGCAGTTTCCGGGGCGTGAAAATAAATGCAGAATCTTCTTGCAATACCCAGCGATGGGTATAGAGTGAGCACATGAATAAAGCAACTCTGACGGGAATGAGAATGATGGCCGAAGCGATGACCGCAACGGATAACTACGCTGCCCAAATCGAAGTGGATGGAAAATGGCAGACCGTGATCGACAAGCTCAACAAGGCCGAAGCCGAAAAGATGGCGAGCCGATGGGAGCGCAGCCGGGTGGTGAAGGTATGGTAAAATGCCCACACTGCGGCGGGGAAATAAACCCCGCCGCACTCCTCGGCAGCATCTCGACGCCAGCGAAGGCGCGGGCTGCTCGCGCGAACGCCAAGCTCGGCGGATGGCCGAAGGGCCGGAAGCGTGGAAAAACCAAGCGCGTCTGCCTGCGCCCTAACGCTCCGCATGAGCCATGCGGCGCGAAGAAAGAAAACCGTGAACACTGAAACCAATATCCGAACTGAAGGGCGTCCGCCGCATTGTGCTCCATGCGGTTGTTCTCCTGCGTCAAATTCTAAAATGCGCTTCTCAGATGAGCATCGAGCAAATCTGTCCGCTGCCCTATCAGGTCGAAAATTTTCTGATGAGCACCGCAAAAAACTCTCGGAAAGCTACAGGATGACATATAAAAACGGTCGCCAGCCTTCGGTAATCGCCGCAAACAAACTCGCTGAATGGACGAAGCAAAACCTGACTGGAAAGCCGCTGTCTCCAGAACACAATGAAAACGCCCACGCCCCGCTGCGTGGGAAACTCCGAACATCTGAAAAAGTAAAACGCGGCAAGCTCACTGGAGCACTATCCGGCCAAATCAGAGACGACAGAGGCGTAACACACCGCTTTGTAAATCTCGTCCACTTCGTAAGAACGAATCCTCATCTGTTCAAGGCTGATGAAATCCAATGGCGTAAAGACGGGCGAGGACATGAAGTGTGCCGTGCCTCAAAAGGGCTGGCGAATCTGTTTGGGAAAGGAAAGGTCGTGCCGGGATCGTGGCACGGCTGGACTGTCGTAAGCATCCATGAACGACGCTTCAATGACGGGAACGACCTACTCGCCCGGAACGATCAGGAGAACGCTCCGCATGAGCGACCGCCGACCAAAACGCTATGATTGCAACTGAAACGCCAGCGGCGGTTCGCTCGATGCGGTTGTTAGACGGCCAGATTGTGACGCCATACTACGAAGATGAATACGCGACGCTCTACAATATGGACTGTGAACAAGGAATCGAAGGCGTGAAATTCGATGTCCTTCTGACCGATCCGCCCTACTTCCTGCCGATCAATTCATACGTCGGGCGGCGTGGTGAAGGCTACGAGAAAACCATGCTCGGCGACATGAGCGTGCTGCGCGGCTACTTCAAGATGATGTTCCGAAAGTTCCGGGCGGCGATGCCTGACACTGGCAGCATCTACGCCTTCTGTGATGCCAAAAGCTATCCAATCTTTTTTGAAGCGATGTTCCCGCTGTGCAAGCACGTCCGGCTGATAATCTGGGACAAGCAAGTTAGCTACAACGGCTACACATGGCGGCATCAGCACGAACTCATAGCGTGGGGCGAACTCGAAAACACCGTGCGCGTGCCAACCGGCGACGGCGACATCATCCGATGCCGTGGCGTGCTACAAGACGACAAACAACATCCCGCCGAAAAGCCGGTGCGACTGCTTGAGGCAATCTGTAAAAAACACGAAGGCGTCATCTGTGACCCATACGCGGGAAGCGGTTCGACGCTGGTAGCTGCGAAGATATGCGGTCGAAAAAGCATAGGCTTCGAGATGGAGGAAAAGCACTGTGAAACAGCAGCAAAGCGACTACAACAAACAACGCTCGGCCTGGCCGTCTAACGAGAAAGGTCAGCGATGAGCTGTCAAAAATGCGGTGGTGAACATAGCACAATGGCGTGTGATGACGAAGGCGAGCAACGAACGAGAAAGGCGCAAAGCTCATTCGCTGCACCGTCTGGATATGCCGCGATGGAGGCCACGGTGACGGCTCTCGAACGACGGGTATCCGAACTGGAGAAGCACTCGCATCCGCCCGTGAATCTGCGACCCGCCGTGGAAGCCATCGTGGAAGAATGTCTCTCGCGGCATATCGACCAAGCTCACCCACAGCCGGGGGCGGCAGGGGTGGAGCGCAAAGGAGACAACCAATGAACCAAGAAACATCGAACGTAGAGAGCGCACCGGCTGTTGCGGTGGAGCGCGTGGTTAGCCGCCTGCCAGCGTGTAAAGGAACAAACTGCGGATGCACAGATGGGGTCAGCCACTCCAAGGAATGCCGCGAAGAATACGAAGCTGCCACGGCCATGCCCTACGACGAACAATGGCTGCACGAACCAGATGACGGGCGAGGCTGGAAGTGCCACGTCTGCAAATACGGCGGCTCGGCAAACAACAGCGCGAACACCTTCTGCGCGAACTGCCACAGGCACAAATGAAGGCGGCTAACAGTGATTAACAAACTCCTGATCTGTTAAATATGAACACCGAGGCTGCAATTCAAAGACTTGTGGAAGTGTGCCGGAGGCAGCACAAATCGCTGTCAACAGAGAGGGTTTACTCGCATTGGCTACGGGACTTTTGCAGGTTTGTTCCGACCGTAGATCCTGCTCTTTCCAGTGAGCGAAAGATGGAGGCTTATTTGACGATGCTGGCCCGGAAAAGGGATGTATCCGCATCGACGCAGAATCAGGCGTTCAATGCGGTGTTGTTCTTTTATCGGCGCGTGCTCGGGCAGGAATTGAAGGACATCGACGGACTGCGCGCGACGCGGCCGGATCGGGTGCGGTATGCGCCGACGGTGGATGAGGTGCGCCAGTTGTTGCCGATGGTGCGCGATGTGGGTGGGTATCCGACGAACTTGATCACGCGGATGCTTTACGGGTGCGGTTTGCGTGTGAGTGAGCCGCTGGCGTTGCGGGTGAAGGATCTGGATCTGGTGAACAGCCAGGTGCGAATCATCGAAGCGAAGAATCGAAAGGATCGCGTGGTCAAGCTGCCGTGTTCCATCGTGGAGGAGTTGCGAGCGCAGATGGATTTCGCGCGGGCGGTCTGGCGGCGGGACGTGGAGGGAAAGTTGCCGGTGGTGTTGCCGCATCAGTTGGCGAGGAAATATCCGGCTTATCAATTCGCCTGGTCGTGGGCCTGGGTGTTTCCGATGCGGAACGCTTGCCGGCATCCGCGCACGGGTGAATGGGTGCGCTGGCATGTGCTGCCGTGCAATGTGCAGCGGGCGGTTCAGGAGGCGGCGCAAAAGCTGGAACTGCCGATCACGCCCCACTGTTTGCGCCACGCCTACGCGACGCATTCGCTGAACCGGGGCGTGAACATCAAGGCGTTGTCAGAGGCGATGGGGCACGCGCAGATCGAGACGACGGCGGGGTATTGCCACGCGGAGGCGTTGAGCGTGCCGAGTCCGTTGGAATTGGTGATGGCATGACGGTGGATGAGATTTCAGAAAACGTGAAACGTGAAACGTAAAGGAGCGAGATGAACGAAGGACACAACAGCGGAATGACGCACGATCAGCAGATGGAGCAGCTCAGGCAGTTGCAGATACGGACAACGACGCCGGCCGCGCCGGCCGCGCCGACGCATTTTCAACCAATGCAACCAACGATGAATCCACCGAACCAACCGACGCCGTATCAACCGCCGCAGCCGCCGCCGATGCAACCGCACCAGCCAGCACCAGCGGTCGCAATGGCTCCGGTGCATTATCCGCCGCCAGGGTATCCACCGCAGCCGATGCCGGGCTATCCGCCGCAACCGATGGCACCGCCCGCGCTGCCAGCGGCAATCGGATTCATGGTGCCGATGAAGGTGAACACGCAACAGGGGACGGTGAAGGCGATGGTGATGTTTGGGCCGGAATGGGCGGCGAATCCTGCCGCTGCGGAGCAATTGATCACGGCGCTGCAATTCGCGGGCTGGCCGGTGGACGCGTGGCAGAAGCCGCCGGGCGGCGGAGGTGGTGGAAGCTGGGGCGGTGGCGGCGGACGCGGGAGGTATTGAACGAACATGAACACGAAAAACGCTGAATGGAAATGCGCGCCTTGGCTGGCGCTGGACATCGAGACGCGCGGAGGGAATCCCGAGTGCGCCGCCGAACACGTCCGCAAAGAGTGGTGGCCGACGGAATCCTGGACGCCGGAGACGATTGGGAAAAGGTTCAAGGTGGCCATCGAGGAGACGGCGCAGAAGATGGGTCTGCTCGATACGGCGGGGATCGCCACGGTGCAACTGAAGACGCCGACGATGGCGCTGGTGCTGCACTGCCTGACGCTCCATGAGCTGGTGCAGTTGCCAGCGGGGTATCAGGTGGGATTCAACACCGAGAAGGAGCTGTTGATCTATCTCAGGATCTGGCTGGAGAGCCAGGCGGACGATGCGACGGTGTTGACGGGATGGAATATCAAGGGATTCGACTTGCGGAGGATGCGTTTCGCGTATCTGCGGGCGGGTCTGAACATCCCGCGCGCGCTGCGAGTGAGCGCGCCGACGTATGACATGATGGAGGAATACGCCAAGCATTTCAGCGTGAACCGGAATCCGTTCGTGAAGCTGGAGGTCGCGCTGGAGGCGTTTGGGATGCGGAATCACAAGACGGAGATGGACGGATCGCAGGTGGACAAGATGATCGCGGCGGGGGAGTTCGACAAGGTGCTGAAGTACGCGTGGGATGACATCGAGCAGGAGGCGGAGCTGTTCCTGATCATGACGGGGCAGAGCGGGAGGCTGGGATGAACGCGGCACAACTGATCAACCAGACCTCGGGCGAGGTGGAGATTTACACGCCAGCGAAGATCATCGAGGCGGCGCGGGTGACGCTGGGCGGGTTCATCGAGCTTGATCCGGCGTCGAGCGAGAAGGCGAACGAAACGGTGAAGGCAAGGCGGTTCTTTACGCTAAAAGATGACGGATTAAATCAAATTTGGGCGGCGCAAACACTGTGGATGAATCATCCATTTTCGAGAAAGGGAAACCCGATGTGGATCAACAAGCTGATCCGGAATTACGAAATGCGATACACGCGGGCGGCGTGTTGCATCACTTTCGCGAGCACATCAGAGGCGTGGTTCAGGCCGCTGCGGGATTTCCCTCAATGCTATTTGTCGCCGCGCACCAATTACTTGTTGCCGGACGGGACAGTTTACAAAGGCGTAACGAAGGGCAGTGTAGTGACTTACCTGGGGCCGAATGTGGAATTGTTCCGGCGCGCATTCGAGGGCGAAGGCTTGGGAAAGGTGAAGGTTTAGGCATGGGGGAGTATTGCCATGATTGCGAATATGCGCAGATGGAGCGGGCGGGGATTCACATGACGCACGCGGGCATGGATCAGGCGAAGGCGGACGCGCTGGCGGCGGGGGAGAGGTGCGCAGCGCACACAAGCACCTCACCCTGGCACTCTCCCGCCGAAGGTCGGCCTCCCGCAAGCGGAGAGGGAGCGGAGTTGAAGATCATCGTGATTCAACACGAGCGCCTGGCGAAGCAGGAGGGTGAATATGTGGGATGGCCGCGCACGTTGGCGGGGCCGTTCAGGATGGGCTTCGACGGCACGCGGGATGAGGTGTTGCGAAAGTACAAGGTGTGGCTGTTCGGAGAGGTGAAGGCGAAGGGGCAGGCGTTCCGCAAGCTGGGCGAGCTGATGCCGCAGGCGCGCAGGGCGGAGGGGTTGACGCTGGTGTGTTTGGAGCCGGCCATTGGTGAGATCATCGCGAGCTGTCTGCGGTGGATGGCAGGGAAAGGAAACGAAGGGATTCAATGACGCCATATTTGAACGTGCGGTGTGATTATTTTGACCATCCGAAAACGAAACGGTTGATCGGCCTGTTGGGCCGTGGAGCGGAGGTGTTGCCGATCCGGTTGTGGGCATACTGCGGTATGTATCACAGCAAGGACGGCAGGCTGACCGGCTACGCGGAGCAGGAGATCGAATCGCTCGTGAACTGGTGGGGCAAACCCGGCGAGATGCTGGCGGCGCTGGAGAAGGTGGGATATGTGCAACGGGAGAACGGGGCGGGTTGGGCCATGGCGGATTGGGGGGAGCATCAGGGCCACATCGAGGCGCTAAAGGTGCGCGGACGAAGGATGGCGGAGGCACGCTGGACGCGCATTCGTGGAGAAGATGACAGCAATGCTGACAGCATTGCACAAGCAATGCCTGTGCAATGCTCCATCCTACCATCCATCCATCCAACCATCCAACATACCCTAAAAGCAGGGGGAGGGGAGGTGGACAAGGTCCGCGACGCGACAGGGAAGGCGACGGAGATGGCGACGGAGATGGCGGGGCCGTATCCCATGCCGCGCTCGGGCGGGCTACCTGCACCGCTTTACCCGAAGACGGCGACGCAGATGGTGGATCAGTGCAAGAAGGAAATCGCGAGCATCCGGGCCAGGTGCGGGAAGCAGAAAAAGATCGAGGTGGTGGGTGGCGAGAGGCGTCACACAGGCTGGACTTACGAGGCTGCGGCGGTGGTGGCGATGGAGGCTTGGAAGGGGAGGATCGAGGAAATAGAAAGGGCAACGACGTGATGCGACTGCGTTACGACGACTTGCTGAAAACCGCTGAATGGCGCGTGTTCTCGTGGGAGCAAAAGCGGGATGCGGGGTTCAAGTGCGCGTTTTGCGTGACGTTGGGCGAGGCGAGATTGCAGACGCATCACTGGTGGTACGAGGCGGGGCAGTATCCTTGGTGCGTGTCGAGGGGTCAGGTGTGCGTGATGTGCGGTCCATGCCACGAGGTTTTGCATCGCGAGTTCGAAACCTTCAAGCGTCATGTGCTCACATCGATGGGCGAGACGCCAGGGGCGCGGCAGTTCATTCGCTGGTTCAGGCGGCATCTGTTCGCCGGGTTCACGCCGGAAGGATTCACGCGATTCAATGCGCGCTTGTTGCTGGGCGACGAGCAGACGGGACCGGTGGGGTCGGAGGTGGCGAAGGTGTTGGCGGGAGTGTTGGCAACGTCAAACCAAGATGAAGAGATGAACGGAAGCGAAAGGACGATGAATGCCAGGTGACCACGACTATACGCAGAACGAACAGGGAGAGGTGGTGCCGGCCTTTGTCGAGGAGTTCGACTGGTCGCACTTGGACACGTTGGAGGATGAGATTCGGCAAGGGCTGAAGGAAGGGCGCTCGGTGGTGTCCATGGTGCGCGAGCTGGTGGACATGGAGGCGAGCGAGCGGGTCACGCGCTCCATCGCGGCTGTCATCGCCATGATCGCTGAGTCGCGTCGACCGAAGCTGTTGATCGACCGCATCGCCTACATCACAAACATGACGTTGAACCAGGGCGCAAGCATCAGCGAACTGGCGCGCAAGCACAGGCAGAGTAAGCAGGCATTCAGTCAGGCAGCGTTGCGATTAGCCAAGGCGCTGGGCCTGCGTCCAGGGCGACAGATGCGAAGCCTCAAGGCGCGTGAGTCGATGGCCAAGGCGTATCGAGAAAGGCATGGAGTGACAGGAACCATGCGAGCATCCACTCCAAAGCGATGAACCGATTACACCAAAGGTTGGCACGAAAGCGCAGCTTTTACGATAACGGGGACACAATGGCGCGCGTTGATTACCAAGGGGATACGCCGTCAAGGAATCTCTTGCTTTAACGCTATAACACTCCCTTTTTCTCCCAGATCGGAAG